CAAGAATTTTGCTTCAAACACTTTGAGTTTGGCTAGGTCGCGGTATGTGTCAGCGGCCATGGCGTATAAGCAGAGTAAGAGTAAGAGCGAGATTGATGCTGGCAGATTGACAACGTTTATTCTTGCTAATCCGCAGTGGGCCCTACTAGCTGCCAAGTATGATGGCGGCTCAGGGGCGAGGGAGTACAATAATAGTACTGTCCGCGGTTTGCAAGAGTGACGGTGGCTCTATGCTCGCCCGCTGTGTACTCCCTTGGGAAAGGAGTTAGCTGAATGTCCTGAAGGCACCTATTGGGATGGCATTGGTGCTAGGGTTCAGCTTTTGCGGCGTGGAATTGAGCATGGTTGTGGGGCTCATGCTAGGTACGGCGTGGCTATGACGACACTATTTGGTGAGTATTACCGATTGGCTAGTTGTGGTCACAATGTTCTGCACGGGCTTCTCCACCGTTTTGTTTTAAAGACACATGACTCCAGTGACTGGTTTGTTAGCCAGGTCTGTGTCTTGTTGGCGTATTTTGCTGGCCGCCTACCACTGTTAGCTAAGTGTCATCCCATGACCTTAGCGTGGAAGGCGGGTCTCTCGTCCGAGAAAGGTCGTCGATATACTAAAGCCAATGTTGACTTTAGGAAGTTCGGCGTAACAGAGAAGCATTCCAGGCTTAGTTGCTTCGCTAAGGACGAGAATTATTTGGGTGATGACCCAGTCCAAGAACTGCTCTATGAAGCACCAGGGTTGACGCAGTGGTTGCTTTCATTTGTGGGTTGGAAGAAATGGACGGAACGAATACCACGTATAATTAACTTCAGAGATTGGGTATGGTTTGTGTTTGCCTCCCAGTGGCTCTTGCCTTTCGAACATTGGCTTTTGCGTACTACCTATCAGGATTTCGGTCTGCCACCTGGGGGTCCAGGCGGTCAGTGGATAGGTAAGGGAAAGTCGTTGGTTGAGAGGGCAGCAATGCTTAGAGCCGCTTGGGAAAGGTATGACGATCCTTATGCCTTTTGCATTGACGGTAGCAAGTGGGACAGGCAGGTGTCTGCATGGCAGTTGTTCATGGAAGCAGTATTTGTGTTCATGTGCTTTTGGGACAGTGAGTGTCTGTGGATGCTGCTTGTTCAAGCGTGCTCCTATGGAATGTACAGGAATAAGGGCTGGATAATACTGTACTGGTTTACAGGTCGTCGTTGTAGTGGCGACATTAATACTGGAGGTGGTAATTGTTTGCTGTTCATACTGATTCTGCTGATAGCTTTCTTTGATTTCGTCGGTGGACGTTGGCTCGTACGTTTTGATCCGAATGTGGATGGTGATGATTGCGTTGTTATTAATGAGCGTGGTGACTTTAAGTTCGTTAGTGAGCGCATCATGCACGTTTTTCACCAAGCGGGACATAACGTTACGATTGAAGCGGTCACTGATGATTTTAGGAAGATTACTTGGTGTCAGTGTTCTCCAATCAGAGTGAATGGGCAGTGGATAATGGCTCGTAAGCCGTGGAACATTATTGGGAAAGCTTATGTTAATCCTAGGCTTGCCGGCAATCATGTGAATAGATTGTCCCACCTTTATATGGTGGCTTTAGGTGAAGCGGTTTTGGGCCGTGGTGTGCCAGTCATCCAAACCTGGGCTAGAGGTACGATGCAATTTTGCATGGCGAATGGTGCTAAGCCTTTCAAGTTAAAGGATACGTCTCTGAGTGTCTACCGTGCACTTAAAGCGTATCTGGAGGAGCTTGGATTCATCAGGGATGCTGAGTTGATACCGGACCTCGAATTGCCGTCCGCATTAAATGCGTCTGTTGACCACAATCATATTAGTAATAGGTTGTTGGAAAAGTTCGCGCCGATAGAGGTGTCGATGGAGAGTCGTGAGGATTATTATGTTGCGTTTGGGATATCTCCTTCTAGACAGTTGGAGTTGGAGCGCAATATTCCCTTTCCCGACCTCCGTCAGCCACTTGATGTTGGCTGGGGAACGAA